GATTGCAGTTAGGAGTCTCTAACATCTATAGCCCTAAGCTTTACCATCCTAAATCATTAATGACTCTTTCTACTTGAACTGACGTCACAGTTCCCCAACTATATTTATCATGTAGTGCATTATACAATTCAGTAACATGTTGTGGTATAAATACTAATTTATCAATACCTTCCCAATCAATTCCAATTAAACTCATTCCTTTATTCATCTGATTCCAACTATAACCACTATTTTTATTACCATAAGTAAAAGAAATAATTTTTGATAAAGCAGGAGCTTGTGTACCTAAACTTGCTATTGTTCCTAAATATCCAGCTGCTTCAATTATTACTCTTCCTTGTTGTTTCTTTTTTCCAGTTATTAATTCTACAATTTCATTAGGAATATTAAAACTTCTTTCTTTATAAAAAAGATTTGCCCATCTTCTAATTTCATTACCAAAGAATATCCATTTACCGTAATATTCACTCCACATTATAATTGTCTGTAGTACAATACCAAAAGACTTACTTAAACTAGATTTTTCACCTATAGGAGATATATCCATACCAAAAACGTCTTTAATTTGCTTAAAACAATCCATACATTCTTCGGCAGTTAAAGAAGTAATACCTAATTCATCATCTGATTGTATTGTTTTAAATTTCATAATTAGTTCAACAAATTCATCAATTATATCATGTAAAATAGAACCTATTAATTGAGTAACACCTATACCAGATTCAAGAGAATGCATTTCATAACCTAAATATTTATCAATAATAATAATACCATGAATTATTAGATCAACTTCAAAGGCTAAAATTTTAGCTATCAACGTACCTACAGTCATTAACCAATTTCTAACACATATTAATAACCATTCAGGTATACTTGTATCATATGCATGAAAATCAGTACATATCAACATATCTTTACCAATTTTACTAATAATATCTTCACATAATTTATCAATACTACCACTTTTTCTTGGTAAATGTATTGGAAATAAATCTATAGTTTTATCTAAATATGTATTTATTAATGCAGAGATGCATTTCTCATATATACTCGCCATCGCAACAACACGTTGTTTTAAATTTCTCTCAGTTCTATAACCTAACATAAAAGCTAATTTATCCCAATTAACTGCATTTGGATCTTTACACCATACATTAAAAATTTTAATCGATGTAACTTTTGCTTTTAAAGCTAATGATTCGTCTTGTGCTGTATTATATGGATAACCAGAATTAGTGCCTATTTTAATATGACCCATCCAATTCCATTCATTAAAACATTCTTCAATTGTATCAGGTGTTATTTGTGATAACCAAGGTTTATATTTTTCTAAAATAGAATAAATCTTTTCTTCAGCATATCTTGGTTTCTTTAAATTTCTATTTTTACCATATTCACTTAAAACTTTAAAATAGTCATTTGCAATAAATTGTGAACGATCTGATATTTTATCTACATCATTATACATCTTAACAACTGGTATTACATAATTACGGGCATTCCAAGTATGTTTCCATGTCTCTTGTAAATGCTTCTTTAAATTAAGAAAATCATCTGATATTAATTCGCCAACAGTAATATCTCTTCTATTAGGATCATCAGCAACTAAAGATCTATATATTTGAAAACCTGTTCTAGTTAATAAAGTTCTTCTATTATCACTTCTTAAACGTTTAACAGTATTAACGCCGTTAGAATTCAGTCGATAATTAAATCGATGAACACTTTCAGCAGGTAGAATCTTAATAATTTGTTTTACG